TGGGATCTGACGGCGGCCCAGATGCATCAATATATGCGCGATTAGCGCTTGCCGTCAGGTGGGAGACCTTAATGTAGCAGCTATAAAAAAACCCTCTGTAAACACAGAGGGTTTCGTTTCATTCAGCTAACGCCGGGGATTATTCCCACTCAATTATTTACAGTCATCGTAACCAATTGACTGAAAACAAGTTTATGAAACGATAAATTCTGCATACCGTTTTATATACCGTCACCGGGAAACAGTACCATGAAAAATACCATGCTACCTGGTTAGTTCATCGTACTGTCTTTCGCAGACCCTTCCGGCTTCAGCTGCCCGGTCAGCGTATTCCGCCAGTTGCCGGTTTCGTTCGAGAGATTTTTCGAGCACGTCGGCAAGCAAAACTCCGGTGTCTGCGGCTGACGTCCCAGCGCCGACAGTGGCGTTATACTGCCTGAGCTGCTCACGGATGGCAACGAGCTGCTGCTGCAGCCGGCCAGCGCGAGCGGCAGCATCAAGAGCATCATTGCGCGCCTGGTCGATCCTCTGCTGCGCCTCACGTTCATTGGTTGCTTTCTCCTGTTCGTCATGTTGACGGGCTTTATCATCTTCTGCTTTGCTGTCTGCCTTCGCCTGCGCATACCCGGCGTCGTACTGCCTGTCACCGTGAATATTCCAGGCTACAACGCCTCCGGCCACCAGAACAGCAAGCATCGACACGATAAGCAGCTGTTTCCAATACTCTTTCACGAATGCCGTGATCATGATGCCAGTACCTTCTTGGCCGACAGGTAACGCACACGGCGATCGTCGATACCATTCTGGCCGCCATTGATGATCTGCGTGACGCGCATCAGGTCGTCGGTGTACTTCAGGCATCCATATTTCACGAAGTACCACGCCGCGCTCCGCGCTGCATACTCGTCCTGCGCCAGCAGCTCCGGCTGCTTAACCAGATCCACCTTCAGGGCAGCCCCGCAATCGCGGTAGTTGTTCAGTCCGGTGATCTGGATGAGACCGCGCCCGCGGTAAAACCAGCCGTCGGTCGGCCCGTTATTCCCCATGCGTTTGCTGTACACCAGATTGGCAATGGCCCGCTGCCTCTCCAGTGGCAACGATGGTTCACCCTGCCGGCGCCCGAGGGAATTAGCCTGGCCCTGCGTCAGTCGCCCGGAACGGACGAAACCAGCCAGCCCCGCCACGCTGTAATTGAAGCTCTCAACGAGCTGGGTAAAGCCAGTGCTTTCATGCCCGGCCTGGGCAATAAACATCGCCTGATCCAGCGGCTTGATAATGCCAAACTCTTTCATGGCCGCCACAATGTGCGGATGCCAGCGTGTGGCCAGCGCCAGGCTAACGCCGGCAGCTTTCTGAAACTCGTTAATGTCCATGTTGCGACCTCGATATCTTGAAGATTTGCACGACGTTGCCGCGCGTCTTCAGCACCGCGGCGAACATCACAGCATTGATAACGACCTCAGAAAGATCTGCGGTCATAGGGAAGTGGTACAGGTATGAGTACGCGGTGCGCAGCGGGATGCTGGCCGCCGCCACGATGAGGAAATAGGCTATCCACCCGCCCCAGCGGCGGTGGCGAGATCCGTTGCGCTGGAAGAACATCACCCGCAGCGCTATCCCGCCGCAGATGACGGCATTAGCGATAAGCAGCAGATCATGGCCTGTCATCGTCTTTTCCTCCCGGGATTAAATCGCGCGGATTGTCAGAGCGGTGATACAGCCATATCCCGACCCGCACCGCGACAATTGCCGCAACGAACGCGCCGGCGGAGTAGACAATGCCCCGCTCGAACGAGTCCTGTGTGATGGTGGGGATCATGCTCGCAACGCCGATAAGGATTGATGCTGTGGGTTTGTAGAAGAGAAGACCGCAGAGAAAGCTGAGTAGCGCCAGGAGAACGCGGCGCTTGACCGGATACTCAACAGCAGAGGTAACAAAAATTACCGCCCCGGCCAGCGATCCCAGCGCCACTTCAGGAGGTACGCCGGCGATGACTGCCGCCAACGCACCGTAGCTAAGCCCCTGATTTATCGTATCAGCGGTTAGCGATGCAGACATGATGACCACCGTTTACTATGCATGATGAACCTCCTTAGGTTGGTAAGTTCATCATACACGACAAACCACATATGAATTAAAGGTAATAATTAAAAACAGGACTATTTGTCATTAAATGTAGCGATAACTCCAGCTTGAGAAGACCCGCCAGTGACGGCGGGTTTCCTGTGCTACTTTTCCAGATCATCAAGCCTTGTTAATATTTCCTGCTGCTTCGCGATTGTCGCCCTTGTTATCCAGAACAATAACTCCTCTTTACGGAAGGCATATTCATCTACAGCTGGTTCGGCTTCTTTGACGATACGGCTGCCAGCCTCCCTAACAAGCTCAACTCTTTCGTCTTCAGCTTCCTGCCTGATTGTTACGCCATCGTCCTCATAGATGGCAGCCCGAGCAGGAATCGTCCGGTATTCATCGCCCCATGACTCAACGACAGCAGGAACCGCATCCTTCACGGTGTGACAAAAACAAGAGTACTTAGTCCAATCAAGCCCATACTTATCCATAATCTCAATTGCATCCTGGACCGTTGGCCCCGAGTGCAGTCGTGCGTCATCACCCTCTATCTGATATTTTTCCATCCATTGCCAGACGGAGTTGAGCATAGATATTTCGTAAAAAGCTTTAATTTCAATTGGTGAAATCTGACGAAGATTAGTCTTTTTGCGTTTATCGGATGTTCCTATGGTGCTGTTAACAGCAAACACTTGAGTCCAGCGATATCCGCCTGAACCGCATGAAATAAGAGCATCTGTTCGTGGGGCAAATCTTGTGCCTGCCGAGGATAATTGAATGCCGTAATTGGAGTCACTGAGATTGAGGTAAAATTCAGTTGTGTATGCGGTGAAGTTATTCCCATCAACACCAAGAGCATACTTAGGGGCCGCTGACTGGGCACGCCCACCTGCGGCTGTTGTAGTGAAACGCCACCCGGGACTACCAGCAAGTGCATTAAAAAGCAGCCCATCTCCGGTTGAATTCCGCAACCGCCATATTGTCGCCGACACCCCATTATCTGTTGCATCTGCCAATTGAGGATTGAATACCCTGGGCGTAAACGACGAGAGCCTGGAATCACTGAATGCGTCAAAATTATCTAGTGTATTATTAAATACAAAGTTCGCAGCCCGTACAGTTGTAGGGGTGGCCACAGAAAAGCTTAATGTGCTGATTCCCGAAATATTACCTTTAAACTCAAACACCGAAGAATCGGTAGTTTCGCAGATAATGTTACCCTCGAAAGTCAGATTCCCGGAAATATTATCAGTATTGCAATTAGTAAGATGAAACGCCCGGCAATTTGTTCCGCCGAAGAACTTCACATCCCAAACCTGATTGTACAGATAAGCTGGTGCTGTTATACCGTTAACACCCACACCATTACCATATACCGAACCCGCCAGGATTTGGTTCTGGCAATTATAAAAACTGTTTCCGTGAAAACTATTATCACCACCATTGACTTCAAATAATATGTTATCAGAGCATCCTTGCACCCGGCAGTTAGTAAACGAGTTCTTCTCAGTGAAGACACCAGCTACAGAGGCATTGCTAAGTTTGATACCGGTAAGACCATTAACAATATATAGGTCTGAGTTATGAGAGAAACACGCTCCTTGCAGAAGATACAGATGAACCAACCGGGTGGAGGCTGTAGTTGTTCGAATCGTCATCCCATGCAATGACTTGAGGGAGTTAGTACCACTCCCCCCAATGTTGGCAAAGCCCACAGAGCCTGACGTACCGTTGAAGTATATACGAGTTGCCTGCTGACCCTGTCCTATTAGCTTGACACCGCTCGCCCCGCTATAGCCCTGGCCCCCGAGGTTAATATTATCACTGGTCACATCGACTAGCGCAGCCCCTGCTGGAATACGCACTTCCTGAAAACCAAAGAAGATTGCCGCCTTAATAGCATTCCTTAATGCAGTGGCGTTATCAGTCCCCACCTGGGTTGTGGTATTGAAATCTGGAATGTACCCAAACATCTCAGCTGACAATACGCTGCGGTCTTTACGCCGGATTACCTGCCCGTAATTATTGATAATCTGAAATCCATTGTCATCAATAAGAGATGAATCGTTAGTTAGTGAGTGGCAATAAAAAATACCACCACCTTGCCCCATGCCTGTTGTGTGCTCAGCAACAAATATTTGCTGGTTAACTGAGCTGAATTCAGTTGAGCGCAACGTATTGATATCAGGACACTGACCTATATATTGAAGACCATCAGTGTCTGATAACTTTAGAGAAAGATCAGCAGTTTCTGTAAAAGAAAAAACAGGAACAGGTTTACCTATATTATTAAACCCCTGCAAACTGTCACGCCTGCCTGGCACTCCTGACATTGTTTCAACATAATCAGGAAATCGTAATGTTTTTTTAAATAAATCATCTGCGTGTGCATTTGACCCATCAATACTGTTATCAACATAATTCTTCGTGGCCGCATCCTGCGCCTGTGACGGGTCACGCAGGTTACGAATGCGGTTGTTGAGTGCATCGTAATAGTTCGCGAGCCATGATGGCTTCCTGAGAGATAGACCGGACCACCACCCATATGCCTGCTGCACCAGCATGGTCAACTTATCGAGAGCATCTTCGTGGATCTCAGGGAAAAAGCCACCCTGGTTCCTGATGCTGGCTTCCTGCGTAACAGGAGTGCTGCGCTCGATAGAGATTTTGTAGCCAGCTGGCAGCGCTGATGTCAGAACCACCTTCCCCCCGTTGTAACGGTTCACGCCGGTAACCGTGTAGTCGGTACCGAGTGTTAGCGTCACGATGCTTTCGGAGGTATCCAGGGTCTGCACCAGCAGGTGGCTTTTATCAAGAATGCGGAACGTAAAATCGTATTGGGTTGTGGCGCCGTTCCCGGTGTACTCGTTACGGCTTACCTGCGTTGAAACTGTCATAGTCTGCTCCAGTGGTCAGCGCTGGCGCGCGTGCATAGAAGCATTCTATTACCCATTAAACCACATATGAATAAAACAGATCAAAACGTGCAAAAACATTACCATTAAGGTAAATAAAAACCTTCTGGAAAACCCTGTTACCTTTTGATATATGTATATATATACAGTATTTATCGGAGTAATCTTAATGCCAGAGCGGTACCAGTATCCTGTCGACGAAGGTTTTGCGGATCGTATCCACACCCCGGAAGGGGTCAGATCCCTGGTTGTAAAATCACAGCTGATGGAGTTGCTCAGGGAAATGGAGCGAGACGGCCACGATGTCAGCGGTGCGGCGGCGGAACTGGTGGCACTGGTTAACTATGTGACGAGCTCTCAGTTGTCGATGCGGGAGCTGCAAACACACCTGGACTTCTGCGCAATGCAGTTGAGGCAGCAACTCAGATAGGGATTGATAGCCAGGAAGCACATTTAAAATAATTCTTGACGGATTGCATGAGTGGCTTAGTATTACCAATAAGGTAAAACAGGAGGCGACCATGAGAACTGATGATGTGTTGAAATTCTCGAGCCTTTTCAAAGTAAATGTGTGTCACGATACTGAAGAGAATGTATGGGTGGCATACTGTGAAGATCTTGGGCTCTCCACCGAAGCTGACTCTTACGAAGATCTGACCGAAAGAGTGTGGGAGATAGCTCCTGAGTTATATGAAATGAACGGATACAAAGGTAACCTCAAACGGCTGCATTTATCCTTCATTCAGGAACAGAACTTCACTGACAGAATGGCACTGTAGTGTATGGGAACAGGACTATACCCCAAGCTCGTTGATATCCTTAAGTCTGCAAAATGTTATTTTGTAAGGCAAGGAAAAGGCAGTCATGAGATATGGTATAGTCCATTATCATCAAGAACTTTTTCTGTTCCGTTTACTGTGAAATCGAAACATACAGCAAATAACATATTGAAAGACGCTGGTTTAGATAAGTATTTTTAATAGCCCGCCTAGCGGGCTTTTTAATGGGCGCTTCCCTGCGCCAGCAGCCTCAGTAACCCTTGGCCTTAACCATCACGTACTGAGCATGCGTCTCTATGTCGCGCAGTACGGCGCCGATACCAACAATGTAGCTGAGCATGGCCGTGACTTCTGCGGCGGCTCCGGATACATCATGCCCGTCAGCATCGAGTTCGCGGAGCAGCTTCATCACCATTGAGCTTTTCGCCAGTTCACGCAGGCCATCAGGTGAATGGATGTGATCCTGATAGCGTCGGTTAAGAGGGAAGGTGTAGTGCTTCTGCTCGACCTGCAATGCATCCATGATCGCCGGCAACATGCTGCTGGTCATCTCCTGCGCCAGCATGCGGGCTTTATCAGCCTGGGAGAGTTCTTCCCGAACGTAGCGGCCAGTCTTGCGGATCTGCGGCAGCACCTCGCTGGTTACCCATTTGCGGAAGCGGTAGGGGATGGTGCCCGGCGTCACCGCATCGCGGCAGCGGAGGATAAGGGTGTAGAGGCCAGACTCGGAGATGATAACTGATTCTTGCTCACCACCAAGGGTGTCGGTTGAGCCGACGCCCTTCTCGTCATCATCAAGTTTGCGAACTGCATCACGATGGTTTGCGATGCCAATCGCGCGGCAAACATCGGATGCAAAAAACCAAGGATTGCCATCGATCATAATGGCGCGAATAGCTGAGTCTGATTCGAAATTGAAAATGGAAGGCTTGGTGTTCATTGTGATACCCCGCTTAGTAGAGTTATCACCACCGCAACGCCAATTACTGGTGGTGAACTGAACGGAGTTGGCGTACCGGCCTAAACGGATACCGGCGTCCTTTCGGACCCCCGCCCAGCCCACCATTGTATAGGTGCGTCAGAGCGCGTGCACAAAAAAACACGCAGTGCGCGTGTTGTGCGCCGTTTAGTTATCCGGGACGCCAATCCCGGCACCGGATTTTGCCGATGCCCGATCACTATGGCACAAGGTTTAGGCGATGTAAATTTACCACAAAGGTAATATATGGCGTATTAAAACACAAAATCAATCCACATATGAATTATTATGTTCACTATTTCTTTCAACTGCTGTTTTTTTTGCCAGCCAGTGTATGCTTTAGGTACAATGTTCATCCAACAGATAATTCAAGGAGGTCACTATGTCCACCAAAAAACCTCTTCCGCCTCCTCCCGCACCGCAAAAGAAAGACGACGGACGAGATAGAATCCGGGCAGCTCTTGCCGGAAGCGCTGCTAGGACAACTGAGTCTGTTGTGGGCGAAGTTTTATTAATTGACGGCGAGTTTGTCAGGTTGATTAATTTAGGATCTGGAAAGGAAAAACTTCGTGGTATGTCAGGTTTTTATGCGAGGGAGCCTTCTCGCAAGGATATTCGCCAAAGTCTTCAGTTGAAAGCTTTATCTTGTTTAATGGATTATAATCTTGAGCCCGTGGCTCAATTATCGGTTGAAGAAGGTAAGCTTATTCAGTTATTGAAGTACAGCAGTAATGTAAAGGGCGGATTAAAGACGTTAAAAGGTTGCTCTCTTGTAGAAAAACCTATTTATAGCAAACTTCCATCCATGACCAGAGAGCAAGTTATTTCGCTATCTGATCGTATGTATTCCAGAACCCTTGAGGAAATGCAGGGGGAGTTATTCGACGATGCGGAATGAATACCAGGGATTAATCCTCCCTGGTCAATTCAGGAAGGATCCGCAATTAAGTGACTTTGTAGATTCATTTAAAGATCATTATCGATATGGGCATCATCCACACTTTGGGAAGGATAGTTTATTTCGTAGGCCACCAGATGTTAAACCATACCACTTACGAAAGGTTCATGTTGATCTAAATTACTACTCAAGTGAGCATGGCGAGAGTGGAACTCAATCTTGTTGGAAAAACTGGGAGTCTGGTAAAATAGATCAGACTACAAAAAAAATGAAAACTATTCCAACTAGTGATGTTTATTTAATTTATTTTGTTACATCGGAGCGTAATTGTTTTCTCCTTGATTTTTGGGGCCCTCCTTCTAGTGCGCATAGGGTCGCAGCAGAAGAAACTCAGATGGTGAAGCTAATTAAAGAGTGTGAAAGGATACTAAACCTAAAAGGATTGCAGTCCATGCCTAGGCAAGCAAGCATTTGGCACCCTGACTTCTTAATTTAGTTGTAGGCCGCTTTCGCGGCCTTTTTATATGTTGTATTTTAGGAAATAAAATACTTGGCTAAGGAAATATTTCACAAGATAAATCAATCCACTTCTCGTAAAATAAAATACCATTTCTGGCAATCTCTATCGGGCTATTAGTTAATACTTCCTCACCTAAATGCTGGCATGGTGGGTGAAATGTATAGCCACGGTTAGTAACAGGAACGACCACTATCCTTTCAGGGATAAAATCTACTTGAGGTGGATCACCACTAAATTCGGTACAAACCAAGCCATCTTCCATTATTATTATTTTTTTAATGTAGGTTGGTTTATTCGCAGCAGGGTTAGAAGAAAAAGCGACGCATGAATTAACTTTCTTGGAAATGTCAGCAATGCTGTGATTATCCGAATCCCTAGCTTGCTTTATATACTTTAAAAGTGGATCATTTTTCCTAGACAAAAATTGCTGTTCAAACGTACTTGAGAATTTTTCTTTAATGGATTTTGTCGCACTCAGTAATTTTGTATGAGACTTTTCAATATGATTGATGCAGTTCCGCCACAATTGATCCATTTCGTCTAAATTTCGAGACAATCTCATTGTATCTAGGCATTTTTTTGCCGCGGCTATTTCTTTCCTAGCTGGATTGTAGTCAATCATTTCTCACCATAACTTAACAAGTTTATTCATAAAATTTAATAAAAAAATCCACATCCACTTTATTTATGAAAATAGTCACACCTTCTTTCTTAATGATAACCATTCAAAGAATGAAGACATACCCCCACAGGCGATAGCAAAGATTAGACCACCAAAGAAAAGAAGCCCAGCCTGCCACCACTCCCATCGCCAAACATCCATAGCTCCCACCATTCCCACGATAGACCCAACTAGTGGTATATAGCTAATGATGAAAGCTATTGGCGCAGCTATTATCCAGTGCAACCCCAACCACGATTCTAGTCCAGCCATGATAGTCGCTAACTGGAAAAGCCCCACCACGATGTAAACGATAAAGCCAATAGCTTGCATGTAGTCACCATATAATTTCAACGTTTAATATATTTATCGCATTGTTATATGTTCATTATCCCACGATTTGCCCACAAAGAAATCACATTCTTGTAAAATTGGTAATCCTCTTTTTTTTGATTCGTAGTTGGATCGGATAGGCCGATACTTACCATTAACTTTTCTCTTTGTATAAAATCATCAATAGCATTATCAGGAGTGTCTCCTTTTGTAGATCGCCACAAGGTTTCATAAAACTTTGAGGCAATATCAAAATCAATTAATTTAGAATTATATGCAAGGTTGAACATAATTATTCTGAAAGCCATTAATTTGAAATTAAATTCACCTTTAACAATATCTTCTCCACCATACTGTTTTGCGAAAGCTAATGATTTCTTGAACATTTTTAACCCCTGACCATAATTGTCTTGCATAATCCTGTATAAGGTCATGCGCTCATCATTGCTGGACTGGTATGGCTCGAGAAGAATTCTCGAAAGTACGAAGGTTTCAAAGTGCTCTTCATTTCTCATTGATAACGCAAAGTCAACTGCCGCAAGCGATGATTGGTAAACACCCTGATCATTCATCTCGGTAAGCAGTTTTAATGTTTCTTTTGAAAAAACAGAAACACCAGATTTCTCTAAAAAATTACCGAACTTACCAAGAATCCCCATGATATTTCCTTATTTCATCTGCTCTTCAACTTTGTTTAGTAGTGGTGATATTGCCCACAGGTTCTGAAATGGTAGCATTTTACGGGCCGCGTGGGTTTGCTGGCTGTCAAATTCTCCGTTCAGTACCCCATGCGCCACCGTTGCAGCATCACCACCGAGATCGAAGGTCGGCCCAAGCAATGCGCCTATAGCATTGCGGCTCTGGAACCTGGATACCGGCGGCGCCCCAAACATCGCGCCAAGACCAAACCTGCCGCCGCTTACATTTTCAAGGGTGTTCAGCGGCTCTGACAACCATCCCAGCATGCCGCCCCTGTCGATACCCTCTTTCACAAGGTTATTCCAGCTGTAATCTATGTCACGACCGCTAAGCTTTTGCTTCATCATATACACCATCGAGCCCAGCGCAACAGTTCCAAGAGCACCAAGATAGAATGATGCATCGCCCTGCTGAATGCCAGATATCAGAACGCGGTTATGCTGAGCAAATATAAACGTTTTGAACTGTGTGATCAGCTTCCACCCTTCTTTACTGAAGAATAGCGGAGTGTCTCCTACCCCGGGCGTTACGATCACTGAGTCTACATCCTTCAGCACGGCGGACTGGAATATCTCTCTAACGTGACGGTCGTCCCATAAATGACTATGCCCGGTTAACAGCCCATCCATATCCTCGCCATGCTTCCCAAACTGCTCCCCGATGCGGCGCAGTATATCCTCATTGATACCGACCTGTGCCATCTTCCGCACTTCATCTTTAGCGAGCATTCTTCCGGCAGAAACCTGGCGGGCAGCGTCAAGGATCCGGGATTGCACAATCATCCCTGACCAGGATTTAAGCGCGCTGTTCCATTGGTTCATCAGCGTCCAGTTGCCGAATTTCTGCGTCATCCAGTTCAGTCCCCGTTCAGCGGCAGTTCTCCGACTATAGGGGTCGGTAAGGTCCGCTATAGCCTTTGTACGCGTAGACAGGACATAATCAAGCCCAACGGCCATTTCACGCAAATCCCTAGTCGCAATCTTCACTGAGTCCATATTTTTAAGCATGCTGGCCATTGGTCCGAGAGATTTACGCAGGCCATGCTGCATCATAGGTCGCATCAGATCAGTTGCCGCGGCGATAGTCATTCCACCAAGTAAACGGAGGAAGTTAACATTCCTGGCAACTCTCCCGGCGCGGACAAAGAAACTGCGAGGATCCTGCGGGGCGCCGTAGGTGCCTAGAAGGCGGTCGCGCATTGCAGTTATATCCCTGATATCTGCTTCGCGTTGTTTTTCAAGCGCAGCGCGTTGTTTAGGCGTTTTCGCCTCTTTGATCAGCCGCGTATATTCTTCGCTAACCTGGCGAATCTGATCCCCCATGTCTTTACGGCCGAACTGCGCAGTCAGTTCGATTTCCGGAGCCACCTGCCTGAGGTAGCTTTCCATGATGTGATTGACATCTGACTCCAGGAAATCCTCTATACGTTCATCGGGAATAAGCAGAGTTCGGCTTTTGGTGAAACCAGCCCGGCCAACGAGTCTCTCCGGGATAATATCGGCAGGAACAAGTCCGGAAGGTGCGCCGATTATTTTATTCACGATCTCGTCAGCTGCGTCCTCTGCTTCCTCTCGGGATAGAGGTTCCATCTGCTTTAGAGCCCGCTCGCGGCTTGCATTCAGCCTTGTGGTTGAATTTGCCCGTTTTTGCAGTCGGCGAAGCTCAGAACGGTATTTCCGTGGGTTATCCAGCAACTCCATATGGCGCTGATAGACCGGAAGCTCTTCTTTAGCCTGAGCTATATCATCAAGCCGTGTTTTAAGATCAGAGCTTTCTTTCATCATTCTGGCCTGAAGTCTTTCTGATGAAGTATCAGCCAATTGTTTTTCTATTCTGGTAAGGCGCGCCTGTGTGTCAGCTTCCTGAGATATGAGCTTATTGCGTTTATCCAGCTCTTCCATGAGTAGGATTTTTTTCCCTGACCATTTCTCGGCTTCGGCGATATCACTCGCCAGGGCCTCAGCGCGCGGCGCTGATTCCTCCGCATTTTTCAGACCTGCATTTATCTTTTCAATTCTCTGCCCGGCTTTATCAGCTCCTTTGGCACTAATACCCTGTATCCAGTTGGCTATCCTCCCCCTGAATTCAGTGCGGTCTGAAAGTATCTTATCGAACTTATAAATACGTGGAAGATAGCTTTGTGCCGTCACAACATCGACATCTTCCGGAAGGATCCCAAGCTCCTGCATACGGGCTTTTGTGCTCTCGAAAATAGGTCGAATACTGGCGGCCGCCTGCGCCACTTCAGGAATATCACTCTGATCGCCGCGGCGCATAGCCATGCCCACAGCCTCATTGAAATCTACAAAGTTCATCCTCTTCGCACCGCTGGCGCTGACGGACTTGCTGTACTGCTGATAAGCGTCTCGGGTGGTTTCCATCTGCTTATAGAGCATGGCATCGTATTGCTTAATCTTTGTTTCTGCTGCCGTAAATGTAGCTAGGCCTTCGTCATTTTTGGCAAAGAAATAGTTATTCTCAGCCAGTTGCTGGTTTATCTGTCTGGAAACCAGTGATGGAGACTGAGCCAGCCGGCCAGCAGGCGTGACGCTGAGTGTTTTATTTGCGAGACCAAGCCCAGCTAGTTGCTCCTGATCTAGCGTCGTATTGAACACCTGCGCGGCGCCAATGCTCTGCGGAGAGTCCATGCCCCGCAAATTTTCACCAATGGCATTAGCAACAGCGGAGCGCTGAGCGGGCCCTGCAAGAACCTGTGCGCCAGCGCCAAGAATACCGCCAACAAGCGCATCAACCGCTACGTTTGAAATGCTCTCCATCGCCGATCTTGTTTCCTGCGTCGCCTGCAATGACGCTTCTGACGCAACTCCGCCTGCGGCGTTAGCTAAGGCAAAGCGCCCAGCTGTTTCTGCTATGCTCCCGCCGCGGGCCACGGCTCCGGCAGGAATGAACATCGCAGCGACGTTAACCGGATCAATCATTCCCATTGCCAGACTTGAAATCGTTCCTGCGCCTCCGACCTCGGATAGATATTCCCTGTCCGCCTTCTGCTGATCTATGCGGTGCTTAATAGCAAGAGTTTCCTCTGGCGATCCGGAGTTGATAAATGAATCAGCAAAGTCCTCATAGCCTTTAATATCTGCGGCATCATTATCAAACGGGTTATAGCCGTCAACTCGGTCAAACTGGCTGAACGGAGCGCTGGCGATAAAACTACCCAGGGAGTTATCTATGCGGAAAGCTGCTTGCCTGGATTGCTGAATGCGCTGATCGCTGGTAAATGGATTTACGGCAGAGAGCAAAGAAGGCGTTTCCATATAAAAATCGCTGTCATCTGGCGTGGCTATCTGCTGAATGTCCTCGCCAAGCAACTCTTTCGGATCCTGTTCATACGTCGGCATTATTTGCCCCCTGCGTAAATGTTGCTAGGAAGGTTATTGGCTGAACCATAGCCAAAAGGCTTAGTCAGATCTGGCGGCGTATAGCCTTCATTGTTACTGAACTGCGGTAATGGATTTCCTTCTCGCTTCACTCTAGCCTCATCGACTCGTTGCTGCTGGAACTGCATGGTTTGCCTGTACATCGGAGATGTCTGCTGATCTGGTTTGAAGCGAACGGGAAGCCCATTCTCACCATAATACGGACGGACATCATCGTAACCGTCCTGATTTTTCTGTCTCACCATGACCGCATAGCTTTTATCTCTTGGCGTGACACCATCAGGAACGATAACCAAATCAGTATCACTACGAGCACCACCAAAAGCTTTAGCTTTAAGCTCGTTTTTCTCCTGATACCATTGGCCTTCTATCCAGTTACCGGATCCACTGTTTACCCCATAAAGCGCTTCTGGGGCATATTTCATAACCTCTGCACTACCATTAATAGTAGAAACTCCCCATGTGGTTCTGATCATGGCGTTGGTCATTTTCTCAGCCTGGTCTGCATCGCCACCAGTCTGTGCAAAGTTTGCATCGTAAATTGTCTGGTAATCACGTTGATAGGCCGCATTTGATTTGCCTGGATCGGTAATGTCTGGAGACCAAGAACCAAATGAGGTCAGGCTACTGGCGTTGTTTTGTGCAGCAGTTGTCCGTGCGGCGACATATTTTTTGTCTCGCATGGCAGTGGAAAGCATCTGTTTCATCCGGTCATCCTGCTGGAATACCTGGCTATATGCCATGTCCACAGCCTTATCCTCCGGAACTCCAGCGCGGGAATAATCGTAAACCTTCCCATAAAATGCCATCGTTCCCTTATCAAGGGTTGCCGCGGCCGCCGGGTTATTATCGAATAACTGGCCGTAGAATTTTGCCATAGGAACAACCAGTGCAGGATCTCTTGAGGTTGCTCCGCTGTTAAGCATAGTTTTGACCTGCGTTGGTATCATGCCGCTTTTAGTTGTGACGGTGGCCAGCGCATTGATGCTCTGCGGATCAGATATCGAAAACGAAGGCGCAATATCCTGAGCAAAGTAATGGTCCACGGCTGCCTGGTTATTTTTGTCGTTAGGATCTAAGGGGAAGTTATTTTGCAATGATGAAACTAAGCGGTTGCGCCCCTGTTGTGCTTGCCACTCTGTATCCATTTGCTTAAATTTGCTCTGCATTTTCTCCCATCGTTGCTGGTTAGCTGCAAAGCCAGGAGCATTTGGATCCTGTGGGCGAAGTCGCTCAAGAATGTCCTGTCGTCCTTCAGGGGTAAGGTCCTTAGCTGCACCAATTACGCCGCCATATTGTATCTGCGCCTGCATATCTTGCCATTTCAACGCCCCAACGCGAGGGCCATTAGCCCGGATAAAATCAGCCTCAGAAGGTAATTGAGCCGGTCTAAGCCCCTCATCAAGAGCTGAATATGCATCCTTCACTACAGAGCTAAGTTGTTCAGCATACTGTTGACGGTACTGGTTATTAAGCTCGTTAGCCTGCCTCAATGCCTGCATTTGCATTTGAGGGCTCATAGCATCAAAAGCGGCATTTCCCGTATAGCGCTTTGGTGAATCAAGGTTAGTTAACCCGAGCGCAGCCGACACGCCAGTTTCAAGCTGGTCAGCACTGTATGGGACACTGCCATTTTCATGCTTAACAATACCGGCACACAAAGCTGCAAGGGTTTTAGGGTTGGACACATCAAGCGGGTCATTAGCTCCCACACCAAGGGCGCTGCACAGCGCCTTGATATAAGCATCGGTGTTATTGCCATCGCTGGCCGGCGCCCAACGATTAACGATCTCGTTCACGGTGTCGTATCCCTGGCGCTGGTACGACAGCAGGTTTTTACCCAGCGCGCGGATCCCATGCTCTGGCGTCGCAAAAGTAGCAAAACGGCCATCACTCCCCGTCTGCCCCTCCCAGGGGTTTGAACCTGCTTCAATATTACCGGGGTTGTTATTCCTCAGGCCCCTGGCTGCGCCAGAGTTACCGTGAGCCACAACGCGGCCAACACCATCTAGATCGCCTGGCTCACCGTTTTTTTGAAGGAGATCGCCAAACTGTTGAGCAATATTTCCAGTAGTAGCCTGCCACCCCATCTGCTCCTTCAGCTGCGTTTTCTGCTGCACGCGCCATTCATCAGGCATGCCATGAGCATCAGCATACTGATCAATAGCATCAAAACGCTGTTTGGCAAGACCCACGAAGGCCTGGTTATCGTTATAAAGACCGGTGGACTGAGTTACGGCCAGGGAGTTCCCAGAAGTAAACGCCTGATCCTGAAACTGCTGGAACTGGCCAACCTCATACCGGCGGGCCTGGTTGTGAAATGACTGCATGGACTGCTGCAATTGAAAAGATAACTGCTGACGGGCTTCGCCATCCGGCACGGTACCCAGCAAGTCCTGAGCTTTCTGCTGCATGTTCTGCATGACGACATCGCTTTGCCCGAGCGCAGCCTTTCCCTGCTTCGTTATCAGACCATTGTCAGGGTTGTTGAGCTGGTCATCACCGAACTGATTAAACTGCAGCAGAGCATCCTGGCTAAGCGCTACATCAGCCTTGCGCTTTGCATCAGCCATCATATTGATCGACGTATCTGCAGCCAGCTGGATGCCCTGCACCAGCGGATTTTCCGGGACACGAAGATTACTCGTCATCACCGGCGCGGTTTGCGTCTGGCTCTGGCGTTGATATTGCGGAACGGTTGGCATAGTCAGCTCCTTTTACTTAGCGGAAAGCGGCTTCCAGGTACCGCCCAGCGTCTTGTATGCATTAAGACCGGTCAGCGTGGAGTTGAGCAGTGTTGAACCTGCGCCAAGCATTCCGGACTGCTTATCAATTTTCCCCTGAGCGCGGCTGGTATCAGCCTGGAACTGCAACCCGGCTGCCTGTCGCTGGCCATTGTTGATGGTTGTCAGTGCGTCAAGCGTCCCCTGCTGCATGGTTTCAGTTGCCAGGTCCAATGCGTTACCGCTCGTCAGGTCGGCGCCGTTAGCCGCCAGAGCGGTGGTCTGTTGACCTGCAACCCGCCGGGCCTGCTGCCGCTGCTGATATGCCTGGTCATTAGCTGTATTGATAGTGTCGCGGGCGGCCTGCTCCTGAGCGTCAGCGTTAGCGTTCGCCAGCGCAGCATTAGCGCGGCCTGTCTGGATCTGGCTGTAAGCGCTGAGACCACCAGCAACTGCGGTTACTGCTAGTGCTGCGGTAGCTGGTTCACACATGGGCTATTTCCTTAATGAAATGGTGGAAAGGCATTCTCATCAATCCGTATGGCTCAGGATCTGCCAGGGTGAACCCCATCCAGTGAAGCCAGGATTTTGCTGCGTGGTTACGCGCATCGACGTAATTTTCAAGCACGCGATATCCGCGTGACATGTCACGAAGAATCGGTCGGCAGTGGCGGAGGAATGTCAGCGGCTGATGCTCAATGTGGTCGGTGCTTACAAGCCACGGAATACCGCGCCCGGTGATGATCGATGCCGGAGATATACCGAAGATGGTTACCACCTGGCCGTTAATCATCCCTGCAGCGGCTACCGAAGCGCTTTTCATGGCGCGAGTGATGACTTCCGCCGGAGTCATACCGGCGGCAGCCATAAACTCATCGTGGTCTGCCTGGCGGACATGCGGGAGAATGGCGCTGATATGCTCGTCAGTAACGCTGACTATCTCAACTTTTCGCATATCAGCCTCCTACCGTTACGCGCGGTATAATGGCCAGAATGCCAAGCGGCAGCGGATCAGAATGGCTGATTACAACCCGCCCGTTACGCTCCCAGTTTGCATCGAGGTTCATATCGATGATGCCCGTCTTTAGCCCTACCGGGTCGTCGTAGAATTCCCACTCACGCTGGGTATACTCCAGTAAGTGAGCATCATCTGTTCCGGCCCAAACCGAGCGCCCGCTGTTGAGCATTAAGCAAAGCTGATTGATGAGTTTGGTCTTATCCAGCAGCGTAGACTGCCCTGCAACGTTCACATCCAGCGTTTCGATAACCGCGGCTACCGGCAAACCGATATGCACCACTGACGAGTGGTTTTCGATCGTCACTTCGCCACCTGATACAACCTGCTGAGGTTCAACGTTCCCGTCGGCAAGAATGCTAACCGCCTGCCCCTCGAGGTGAGACAGTCCAGCAAATGTCCGACGTGCTATCGACCATGTTGATTGCGCAATGTTGCGCAGCGCTGTCGGCACATCACGGTTTGCTAATACGGTAGCCACTGTTGATGAGATAACACCAGCAATGCTCAAACGCATCGACTTGCTGACACCGCCTTCGGTGTAGGGAATATGGATCTCGTAATCAGTGCTCGATGAGTCGAAGATTGCAGAGCTGCACGTTAGCGTGAATTCATCCTGGTAGGTCCAGCCCCCGGCGGAACTGATCGTCATTGTGCGTGAAGAGTCGGTGTTTTCTCCGCTGTAAGACAGGCCAGAATCCACGAAAAATGCATCCTGCTGTTCTGTAAACTGCCTGGTGTTCAGTCGCTCAACATAACGAACTGTCGATCCATTCACCGTACGGCGAATAAGCGCATAGACTGCATCTTCCTGCCCTTCGCTAATACTGCAGATCGATTCGACATAGCCATTAGTCATTGGGTGAGGATGCCAGGCATATACCTGCTGCTCGCGGAGATAAGTAAGGCCAAGCAGCATGCCGTCACTCCTCGCACACCATGCAACGCTGAACGGCTGTACAGATAAGGCCCAGTCCCTGATGCTGTAACCGTTAAACAGATGGCTGGCAAGGAGGGTCAGATCACTGGATTGATAGCTGTCCTGATCGAATGAGTAAAACAGGTCGCGGATGATGGAGCCCTTCTGCTGAACGTACAGTGCAACGCTGCCAACGTTGATTGGTGCCAGATCGCTGCTACCGTTGAACGACTGACCGGACATCGCAAAGCCACCGGTTCCCGTCAGGTTGCCGTTGCTGTCGCCTGTCACCTTGAACTCTCCGCCGCTGGTCAGCACGATAAGCTGACCGACATCGAGAAGGTGCAGGATTTTGTTCAGCTGGCGACCGGCGTAGTTATAGGTGATCGCATCGTCGTCAACCTTCGGGTTGCTGCGATAGAAGTTGTGATAATCACCGGTACGGCTACACCATATAGTTTGAGGAAATGCCCGGCTGCCGCCGAAAATCAGCCGCTGCTGGTAATAGGTAACTGTACCCGGGTAGCCGTCTGTATCGTTCCAGGCATAATGCGCCCATTTGTAGGTGGCGAAGGTGCTACCTACCACTTGCGCTGGCAGCTCGATCTCACCATCCTGACGTGGCACAACGTCGGCCGTTGCAGTTAGTCCATCTCCGGCGACGGCGGTAATACGGCACACGCCAAAACCACTATGCAGATAGCGCCACAGCACACCGTTACGGCCACCAAGACCCCAGCCATCCCAGGAATCTCCCGTTGTATGGGTCGGAGCAACAGTGCCGGTGGTGCCATTAGAACCGCCGTCAACACAGCGATAAAAGTTCTCCTGATATCGGCACTCGTCACCGATCCCGATGTCTTTATCAGTTTCCCACCGACCAACACTATCTACCGCTTTCTGTTCCATGTAGAACAGTTTTCCCACGTGCTGGCTTTTGAAAATCGGGCTGCTGGCAGTCAACGTTACGGATCCAGTTCGGCCTGAGGCGTACACAGTTACCGAGTCGTCTGTGTTCAGGTCCTGAAATGGCCCGCTGGTTGTTGTCACTGCGGCGGTGCGCCAGTCAGCCTCTCCGTAACGGCGGATCTCAAGCGGCGGATAATCGTTGTGGCACACTGTCATCACATCGGCAGACTGCGTAAATTTCAACTCAGAGATCACGCTCACCGGCCATGGGGTAGCCACTTCAACAGGGCTGCCGCCGTCCGTAACCAGCGCGCCGTTAGACCAGACACGGAAATAGTGATCGCCGAGCTCGAGCGCATAGGTTTGCGATACGCTGAACTGAAAAGGTATTAGCCGGCAGTAACGGTCTGCATATTTCGCGCTCCCCAGGAACCGGAAACCGGGACGATTTTCAATGCCACCTGACTGCCGGACGATAAAGTTGCGGCAGCGGCGCAACGACGTCTGGTATTTTTCAAGATCGATTCGACCATACAGTGAAGGAGATATCTCGCCGCCTGCAAGCGACGGCTGCACCAGTGAATAGGCCATCAGCAGATCCTCGCACTGGCAAGGTCAGACATCGCCTGCTGCGGTTCATGTGCCTCATCCAGAGAGCGTTGCATGGCCGCCGTAAGCACCTGCTGATAATTGGCCATTGCCTGCTGGCCGAGACTGGCATTTGCCGCGATAGGCATGGCTATTTCTGCCGCCATACGCCACGAAAGCGCATCAGCGAACAGGGCATCAAACATCGTCGGGTCAGTAATGCTTTTCACGTATAGCAGTACCGCCTGAGACTCATTGGTATGAATGACGCGGCCAGTGCCATCTTCATTGCTGCCAACTTCAAAAACAGGCTTATCCTGCAGAACGATATGAGACCCAGTGAACCACTTCGGTAATATGGCAGCTATGCGCGCGCAGTCGGTCGGGTACTGATACCGGAACAACCACCCCGGCGCAGGATCGCCAAGGTCAGCCAGGACAACGCGCGACATGGCAAAGTTCCAGTCGTTGTCTGCCAGAACTGCGTCGCGCATGGACTCGTAAAACAGGTTGCAGGTATATGCCTCTTTGGTCTTTTCGGTGAGGCTATTAATCGTCCGGCTGTTGCCTATACGTGCCAGCGCGATATTGCAGATATTGATCACTGATGCCATATCATCCACCAACTAAAAAGGGGCTTTCGCCCCTTTGGTTATGAGGGCTTACACCCCGAGTTCTTTTCGCCTTTCGGCGATCTTCGCCTTCAGAGTTTCCGCTTTGGTATTGAAATGCGGCGCTTCGCCGAACATTTCTTCATACTGTTTGCGCAAATCGTCGAGCTCGGTTAACTCTTCTGCACTGGCAGGGACAATCTTTTCGCTCAGGCTGGCATCAACGGAAACCAGATTACTTCCCGGCTCACCGTCGTAGGTAACGATGTCGCCCGGCTCATGCAGGCGGCCATTGATGAATGACCGCTTAGCGACTTTGTACTCAGGCATTGGTTTGCACGCCTCCGGTGATACCCGCAGTGACTTTGCCAGTGGTCGGCGCAGTACCAGTCACCGTATAGTTCAGACGGATGTAGCGTTCCATCTTCATCGGCAACGTGATAACCGGAGACTTATAGCCCAGCACCAGAGACGCCAGAGGGATCGTCATGGACAGCACGTCCGCAGCGGAACTGAATGCAGAGTTTTCATCGGTTTGCACCGTCACAGTCAGGCTGGTCAGGTTGTTGAAACCTTCAACCACCTGGATAAGCAGCGGGATATCGCCATATTTACCGACATCTTTATTGCTGCCGGTATCAATGACGTTGGTCGAAGCAGCCGTGGCCGTAATGGCCTGAGCTGCGGAAAAAAGCGCTTGCTGGTCGAGCAGCATGATCCCCCCTTACGCCGTTACGGCTGATTCAGTATTCAGGATGGCGTCAGCGCGACGGATCGGAATACCCAGGAAAGAAACGATTTTCTTACCGGCATATTCGTCGATCGTCAGGTTAACGTTTTTCGCATTCATAGCCTGCTTGTGCAGCCAGGCATGGATGGTCTTGTTGCAGTAGATGACCTCTTTACCATCGCCCAGCATTGCGACATCACGCGCGTAGTACGCATCAACCATCATGCTGATGAGGTCGGCGCCGGTTGCAGCATCTTTGGTCAACGTGGTGACATCGATGTTGCAGATGCGCGAGATCGAACGCCAGTCACGGACTGACAGGCCGAGATGCCATTTGAACTCATCACGGTAAGCCAGGAACTGACCGCCGTTCGCATCGCTGACCAGGTCATTACCCAGATCCTGATGCTGGAACCCGGCGACCATACCTTCCGGATAGATCATGTGCGCGGTGTTCTCACCCCAGGACATGAACCAGATGGAGGTATTGGTAGAACCACTACCACCGGCGCTGAATACGTTCTCCGCGCTGGCCGCTTTGGAAGTGCTCAGAGTGTTGAAGCGCGGAGCCAGGCCCATGAACGCTTCCGGCTCAGCATCGGTATTGCCGTAGAAGGTGTAGCGGGAAACCTTGTTGTTAAAGCCCTGCAGCTTGCCCATGTTCTCGGACACGCGGAACGAGTCCGCATTACCGGAGCGATCGGCCAGGTCTTTGTCCACAAAGCCAAGGTCGTACAGCATACCGGTAGTGTCAGTCACCGGAACGGTCTGGGTTTTGGTAGGCTGCACGCCCTGGTTATAACGGCGCCACACCGGCTCGGGGATACCGGCACGGATGGTAGTTTTGTGCTTGGAACCGTCGTTACACGGCACGTAAATCGCATCGGTAATGACATCGTTGCTTTTCGCCAGCTGCTCGACGATTTTAGCGATCCGCCCGTTCTTGTCGGTACGGCTGTACACGTCAAGAAGAGAAGGCAGCGTCTGACCAATTAAAGCCATGATTACACCTCACTATTTTTTGCTTGGATAAAACGCTTCGACCAGATCGTTTTTCGGCGATCCGTTACCCTGGCCAGTGACGAAACTGTCTTCACTCATCAACTTGCCTACCTTTGCGAACGCCCGAACCATTTCCGGGTGGTTACCCAGGCCGGTAGAGTCAAGGAATTCGCGGAACTCTTTCGATGCGAAGGTATCCAGTGCCTTCTGCGCGTGTCCGACGGATACCGTTAATTTGTCGCCACCGATTTCTTTGTCAGCCTTCGTGTCAGCTGCCCACTGTTCAACCTGCTGCCCCCACGACTCAGCCTGGCGGTTCTGGATTTGCTCCTGCAGTTGTGGCCACAGCCCAGCCAGCTTCTGCGCCTGGTCATTAGAAAGACCAAGCTCGCGCGCCACGGGCTCAAACAGCTCAACAGCTTTTGAGTCCAGCTCAGTGCCTTCAGGTGCCGTTAGTTCATATTTTTCTGGAACCGATGGTTCAGCAGAAGGAGTTGGCTTATCGCCAGTCGGCTTAGGTTTATCACCATCAGCTGGCGAAGGTTCTGGATCTGCTGCTGGTTGTTGCGCTGCTTCAGATTGCTCAGCCGCAGGAGTCGGGGATGGTTCGGATGCTGCTGGAGCTGCCCCACCATCTGCAGGCTGCTCATTGCACAAACGCCGATACATCAGACGCTCAAATAAATTCATCGCTATTCCTCGCTGGCCTCTTTGGCCATTGCCAGATACTGATCGGGACACGCCTCCATCACGTCGGAAAAGACTTTCAGTCCCGTGTTACGTTTTCCTTCGGCGAAGGCTGCCGAGAGCGCCTCACCGGTATAAGTCGTACGCCACACCCCAGCCTGCTCAATCAGGCGCCAGATGAAACGGCGGCCGTGTTCTGTCTCGCAGATGAGGCGCAGGTCATTAAGTTCGTTCTCGCGCCGTAACTGCTGCCTTTTGAGCTCATCTGCTGCCAGTTCTTCACGCTCTTCTTCGCTCAGGTAATCAGTCATTGCGTCACCGCCGGCTGCTGAGCAGCATCAGAGAGGGTTTTTAACAGGCTAGGGTCAGCGGTGTTGGTATCGCTCAGGGTCTTAGCAGTTGCGCCAGCTTGCTGGGCCATAGCCATCATCTGCTGCTGTTGCTCCATTTGAGCACGCTGCTCGCGCGTAGCTTGCACCTCATCATCAGAGTTAACGATCGTGGCCGGTACGCCGAGCATATTTCCGTACTCGTCAATCGTCTGGTCGATATTGAGTTTGTCGAGCGCCGCGGGATTGGCTTTTGCAAGATTCCCAACAAAGCCAACAAAGCGCTCAACGCTGCTGATCCCTATAGATTTCTGGGCCTGTGCCAAAATGGATACATATTCAACTTTCAGAGGAGTGCCCTGCAGTTCTTCCGGTGGCTCAGGAAATAGGTTGCGGCGCGCCATGATGTTGAATGTGCGATCAACGAAAGGATCAAGGAATTCATCATTAAGTCGCTCAAGGACTGGGCCAAGCTGCAGGAGTTTCTCATCCTGCATTGCAGCCACAGCTTCCACTGGCATGCTCCTGGTGTTGATGGTGCTGAACAGGTTAAACAGGTCAGAGAAGAAGCAGGCTTCAATCATTTGGCGGTCATCAGCAATGCTGCCGAGCATGTCATTAAGCTGAGGGCTGACGGCGTAAGCCGGACGCACTAGCTTGGTAGCATCAACCTCATCAACATAAGTAACGCCGCCAGGGGCAAGGTTGATCAGCTTATTTTTAAGACCTGCCGGGGCCACCATTGGCGGGTTAACAAGCTTATCGATCGCGTTAGCTTTGCGAATTTGCTCCAGCTGCAGCGCCTTACCAGTACCGAGCGCCATCATTCCCGGGCAGTTACTCCCGTAAACGTCTTCCCCGTTAATCTCCCAGCGCGGTGAAAGGATCGGCGGCTCATCAAAACCAGCCTCACGAAGGAGCTTGTCACCGTCTCCGGACAACTCGAAATACACCGATTTGAATGCCTTGTTACGGGAATTCAGCTTGCCGTTCACACGATCGATATTGGGCTCTGTAAGATGGACCACATCGAACCATGCTTCATAGTTCGCGTTACCCCAGGCGCCGCGCACGGCGTTACTGACGTTGTCCAGGCCAAACTGCATAACAATCTGGCGGGCAGTCATGGAGAAAACGCGATACGTGGTATCGACTGACAAACGATGCGAGTTTGACAGGTAGTAACTTCCGATCGGCAGAGGATGAGTACGAATCACATCTTCGTCGTCTTCGAGAACCGCCATAGCCGCAGTACCAAAAACACCCAGGTGCCGGTAGATAATCGGCAGGGACTGGTAGACGTTAGAGCGGTTCATGACGTCGTTCATCCTGGTCATGACCACATCAAGCCAGCGTTTTACCGGTCCATATTGCATCATCTCCGGATCCGGCGTTGCCAGCTTAAACCATGGGCGGGTTGGGCTGGTGATACCTGACAGCATGCCTGATTGCAGAGTGCGGGCAGCTTTAGAGGCGGTAGGGTCAACGATGCGGGTATTGCGCTTGCTGCCGTTGTTTCTCTCCGTCGTAAGAAAGCGCGTGCTGCGCGGATCGATAAATTCCGCCAGTTCGCGCCAGTGCTCCTCAAAGCTGGTGCGCTCATTTTTGAGCTGCCCCAGGTGTTTGAGGTAATGCTGTTTCGGAGAGAGTTCGGCCATGGATTACGCCCCGAGCAGGGTCTTACCCTGAGTGCCGCCAGAAGGCTGCGTTACACCCTGGCTCGACGTCAGGATTGTTGATTTCTGCCCACCCGCTGCGGCACGGCGGCGGCGATCACTATCAGCGGCGTTCTGTACAGCAGAATCGGAAACCTGCGGCGCCGCCTGAACCTGCGGAGAACTCACTTTCGGCTTGCTGATGCACATTTTGCTGCGCTCCATACGCGTTTAAATTATTACCAATTTAACCACATATGATTTATTTGTCGTAGTGTATTGACCTTTTGACGATAAATTATTACCTTTTTGGTAAACACAACATGAAAGCGCACCCCATTCCCTTCCATTGGTGGCTTTGTCGTTACTCAGATGGCGGAGTGCGCTTCCAGGTGTGAAAGCATCCGGCGTATGGCACATGCGTCGATAGCGGTCCGGGGGCTCCTTGGTACATGGCCCAGCGGGTAGCCGGAATGTGCAAGCCATGCCCTGCATGCACGACAGCGACTCACCATCGTGGCGGTACGGTGTGACACCTCGGAAGAGACGAGGGCACAACAGGTAAGAGCATTGACCGAGCCTAAAAGTAATTGGCAGATACCCTCTCAGGGGTTGGTCATATCGGGACTGCAGTCGGCGCAGCTGAGATAGAGCCACAATGCAGCGTTCAGTGCTCTTTCCGTTGTGGTGAATGCGCAGGCTGATGCGCTGGTTTAGGGTGGGCAGTTTCCCATGCCTTTCCGGACTCGAGCGGAAAAACTGATTCACTAAGGGTAGGCAATGCCGGAGATCAGCGCCGGCCACCACAACCCAATCACGCCTCGGGACCGTGATAACCGTAGTTCCAGAGCAAGTTTGGCGGTGGCAGTTATTCCCTTTCTGACCACCGCCCTTTTTACAGCAGGACGCCATTGCGATGACTTCATGCTGTAAACCCTGTGACACCCAGCCAAGGACGGCACTTTCCATCATCCCTGTTTCGCCCGGTTCGCCGGGCATTTTTTTAAGGTGAGATTAGACTATGAGTGACAAAGACATTGAATCTGAAATTCAGGCTAAAGGCTTAACCGCGCCGCGCGTTACGCCTGCCAGCATCGAAAGCATTATTGCCAGCGAGCATTATTTCACTGCTGCGCAGGGTGATCACAAGGCAAAAGAAGATGATCTGCTCATCAACCCGGAGCCGTATGTTGAAGCGACACCAGATGCATTGCACCTCCTAACCTTCTGCGTTCTGGTGCTGCGCAACGGCTTCACCGTCACTGGTGAAAGCGCCTGCGCCAGCCCGGAAAACTTCGACCCTGAAATCGGGCGCAAGATTGCCCGCGAGAATGCGGTAAATAAAATCTGGATGCTGGAAGGTTATCTGTTGAAGCAGAGACTGAGCGAAAAATAATACCGTGACATGTCACAACCAGCACGCCGATGCGCGGGCTTTAATAGGAGGTTTCCATGCGGGAAGAAGAGCGCAGGCGACTCGACCCACTTAATCGTCTGTAGTACCGGGGTTATGCATCCGTCACCACATTATCAGCCTCGCAATAGCGGGGCTTTTTTACGCCCACGGGTCGTACTCGCTGATCACGTTTGGCTGCTTTCCGCCGGCAGCAGGGAAATCTGAATGCTTCGTCACTGGATACGCGAACGTCAGAAGCAGCGCATCCCCCTTGCCCGGCGACCGGCCCAAACGCTCTTTGATATCTTCCTTCGGCTCCATGACGATCTTGCCGTCCACCCTCACCTTGTACTCTGCAGCTGACAGGTCATCCGCCGTCTCCTGGTCATCCAGCGCGCCGCCGAGCTTGAGCCATGTCTTGCAGGCGTTGAACATCTCGCCGCGCTTATTCAGCATCTGTGGGTCTGCCGATGCGCCGCCGAACGGCACAAGCTGCCAGGTGCGGCCCCAGCCATCACCGATTGACTTCAGCCCGGTACCGTAACCGAAATCGATAAACACCGCGTCAGCCTGGTACTGGTCCTCAAAGTCGGCGATACGCTTCGCCATAATCAGATCGTCGGTGGTCTTGTTGCCGGTCCACAGCACTTTGCTGTGCAGCCCCTGGCGGAGATAAATCACTGCGTCATCCACGCCGGAATATGCCGGGTCGACGCCGATTATTCGCGGGGCATGCGCCACCTGCGCAGCGGTAACCACGCGCTTCATCGCCTCATCAGTCAGCCCGGTAGGGATGAACTGCAGCTCCGACGCATCAGGGAAGATCCCGCGCACGCGGACCTTCACAAAGTCGCTGTCCTCGCCGTAGTCATCGACCCACTTTTGCAGCTGCTGCTTGTTGGTGCCTTCTACGGTGCGGCTGTCGATTTGCGCGCACTTCCAACGGTGCTTGTATTTGCGGAAGCACTCGCGGAATCGCCCGGTGTTACGCGTCGGGTTACCGAATGCCACCCAGATAATTTCCGTGTCTTCGTCCGTCAGCGCACCTTCGGCCACCTCCCACACCAGATCGGCAATATTGGAGGCCTCATCGAATACGACGATGATACGCTTACGCTCGTTGTGCAGGCCAGCAAACGCCTCGGTGTTGTTCTCAGACCAGGGAATAGCATCGGCGCGCCAGCGTTTGTCGTGGCCCGGATCGTTGCTGTACATCGCCCTAGCGGTGCAGGTGAACCAGTCTTTGTTGATAGCAAGGTTCGACCATTTGATGATTTCCGGCCAGGTCTTCGTGCGCAGCTGGTTGTCGGTGTTGGCGGTCACCACCACCTTGCAATCCTCGCAGGTGGACATTCCCCAGTTAATCAGCATCGAGATGAAAGCGGATTT